TGCATTTGGTTTCACTGGTTTATAAATGGAAAAATAGAAATGAATATAACCCATCAATTTTATTTTATTTTATTTTATTTTATTTTATTTTATTTTATTTTATTTTATTTTATTTTATTTTATTTTTCAGATATTATGTATATATTGTACAATATTGTATATATACAAAAATGAAAACCATATTTATTGCAGTTACTTTCATCACATTTATTATCTTTTTTATGGAAGCAATTATCCATTTCAATATCGGAAAAAATGGTGAACACAAACAACACAAATACATAGAGGTATCCGACCAAATAAAAATTCACATTCCGGATAAAAATGAATTTTTTGCTATCAGTAAAACCGTGTTGTTTTTTTCGTGTGTTAGTGGATTATTAAGCGCATATATTATTAAACATCATATCATGAAATGAAATCCTGAAATAATGAAACTCTGAAAAAAAATTGAGATACAATTTCAATTACTATTCGACAGGAAGCAGTGACTCCAAATACGATAATGCCAAGAAAAAGTGAAGGACAACGTGCTCTTGAAAAGTTCCTGAAAGCTGCCAAAAAAGCGCCAAAAGAAACGCCTCAGCAAAAGGCGGAACGTGAAAGAAAGTCTGCAGCACAAAGTGCAAAATATGCAGCATCGAATGCCGCGTTCATGGCAGCGTACCGAGCCGCGCATCCCGTTCCTGAAATTCCCACCGGCTCTCCATACCAGGCGGCACGTGAAGCCTGGGTCTCTGACCACAACAGCGGAACGTTCGACCACTGGAGTTCAAACGGTCATTAACCATTAACCAACTGTGTGTGTGTACTAACACTTTTTTTTTCAAATAAATATACAGTTTAATGGATAGGTATCATGAAATGATTGTCTTGAAAGAAATGGTTTTAACCACCATTTTTGTTTTGATATATTTGGTATATTTTGTATTGTATCATACACGTCAGAGTCACGAAAAATGGACGTATCAACCAGTACTACATCTACATCTACATCTACATCATTTGGTTTTGTGATTTTCAAATAAGACCCAACTGAGTAGTTGGTTTGTGGTATCGGGTATGTCGGTTGAACAAATATTGACTTTGGGTTCTTACCATCTTTTTGTTCTTCTTTTTGTTCATCCGCTTCAATGAGTTCAACATGGGAACCTATCAAGTGCGTTCGTAAGTACGCAATATTGTTATCAATAATAATCCTTGCATTTTTGGGTTCAAAATTGTGACGCTGACTCCCGTTTAATATTCCTGAGTATACTGGAAGTATAAATTTTTTTCCAAATTTAGGATGTTTTGAAAATAAACTTCTTATAATTTCACGAATACGGTTTACGTGATTAATCATATCACCTTGCGTTTCCGCATCGAGTAAAGTCAACATGCTATTGAATGCATTTTCTTTGAAATCAACATATAATTCTCCGCCCGGTTGTAAAAAATAATAATACAATAATGCCAAAAATGAAGGAGCCATTCTAAATAAAAATTTAGAAGTAGATGCATCAAATATGATGCGATTAAATTTATTCGTATTTGCACCGAGTAAAATAGCACGATTATTATTTTCAAATGGACTTTGAAATGAAAAATATAATTGGTACCATTGATGTTCCGGCGTACCTTTACAGTCGTTCGGATATTCAGCCCAACAAAAATCAGGGTGCAGTGTTTCAAGAATGCCTCGATTCAAGTCACCTTCACACTTGTAATCAACGCCAATCAGCATCGTTCCATTTTTAAAACCTGGGTTTGAATGTATCATAATCACAAACTCTTTAAAGGATGTTATTTCGGACGACATGGATTCGTCTTCGCGTTTTAATAACCTATAAACACCACCATTCTGTTTTTTTTTTATATTTTTTTTATGTTTTTTTTTATCTTTACTTTGTAGTCTTTTCGTTTTTTTACGGGGCTTCTTTATTTTTTTTTTATAAGAACGAAGTTTAATACGAGAAGGATACGTCTTTTTCACTAACATTTTTTATTATAGTATCCGTATATTTTATATTTTCATATATGATTTATCGATATCGAATTATAAGTTATTCATGGTTTTCAGTACTGCATCCGGTGTTACGGAAATGCTATCGATTCCGGCATCTATCAAAAATTTACAAAACTCAATGCTGTCGGACGGCTGCTGTCCGCAAAATCCCACCTTGACGCCGTTGGACTTGTAGGTTTTAATCGCCATTTCTATCATTCGTCGATAACTCAAGTTGTCCGAATTCGACAGGTAGGTCACGCGGTCGCTGTCTCTGTCCACGCCGAGCGTGAGTTGCAGCAAGTCGTTCCCTCCAATGGACACGCCGTCCACCATGGGACTGAACTCGTTGGCTTCTATCACATTGGACGGAATTTCGCACATCAAAAACACGCGCAACCCGTTTTCTCCGCGGCACAGGCCGTACGACTGCATGACCTGCGTAACCTTGGCGCACTCTTCCGGCGTTCGGCAAAATGGAATCATCACCACAATGTTTGACATGCCCATCTCGTTCCTGGCGTACTTGATGGCCTCGCACTCCAGTTCAAAGCCCTTCTCATAATCGGCCGAGTAATATCGTGACGCCCCGCGCCATCCAATCATCGGATTTTCTTCCACGGGTTCATAAATGTCTCCGCCAATCAAGCTCTTGTACTCGTTGGACTTGAAGTCGCTGAACCGAACAATCACGTCGTTGGGATAAAATGCCGACGCGATTTTGGCCAGTCCACGCGCAAGCCGTTTGATAAAAAACCACTTTCCGCTGTCCCTGTCCCCAATCATTTCCGCAATTTTGTTCCGCGTTTCCACGCATTCCAGGTTGGGGTAATGGCACAACGCCAGCGGATGGATTTTAATGTAGTTGCTGATAATGAACTCCATGCGCGTGAGCCCGACCCCAGCATTCGGAAGAACCGATGCGTTGAAACTGTTTTCCGGGTTTCCAATGTTCATCATCAGTTTTACTTTCTCGGCATTGGGGTCCCGGTTATTCAAATTTATATCGATAGTATCTACGTGAAACGGAATGCGGCCGGAATATACTACGCCCTGTTCCCCTTCGGCGCAGTTCATGGTGACGTCCATACCGGTTGCAAGCACTTGGGTTGCGTTGCCGGTTCCAACAATGGCGTTGAGACCCAGCTCGCGCGCCACAATTGCGGCGTGGCACGTGCGGCCTCCGCGGTTCGTGATAATTCCGGCCGACTTTTTCATAATAGGTTCCCAATCCGGAGTGGTCATGTCAGTAACAAGGATGTCTCCATCGCAAAACCCGCCCGCATTGTTATCAATGACGTCCTGGATGTTTTTTATGACACGTACAGTGCCCGAACTAATTTTTTCGCCTACGGACACGCCAGTTACAAGTGATTTCACACTAGATGATGCATCCAAAATGTATTTTGAAATTTTATACGTGCGGCTGCTGCTGCTGCTGCTGCTATGCACCGTTTCCGGTCGCGCTTGAATAATGTAAATGTGATTGTCTATTCCATCCACCGCCCATTCTACATCAATGCCCAACTTCGGGTCGGACTCCGATTTTAGTTCGAATTTGGAATATGCGGTTTCTAGTCGAAGCACATATCGCCCCAACACAATTGCTTGGTCATTGGTTAAACTATAATTGTTTCTCTCGAATTCGCTTGTTGGAGTTTCGACGGTGTATTCGTTTGTACGGTTTACATGATTTTCACTAGAATCAGAATAAACAATTTTGGATAGTTTGTCCCCTTTTTTTTTCATGACAATCGGGTCGTATTCAATATTTTTCAAAACGCGCTTGTCCAAAATGAATTCATCCGGCCGAACCCCGCCTGAAACAACCAGTTCCCCAAGACCGAATGCAGAGTTGATAATGATGGCTTTGTTGTACCCCGTCTCCGGGTCAATTGAAAACGCCACGCCGGCAGAACCCACGTCTGACCGAACCATTTTTTGAACCGCCACCGCAATTTTAATGTCGTCGTCTTTCAGCATATCGGCATGCGTGCTGCGATAGGATATGGCGCGCGCATTGAACAGCGATGCAAAACACCGTTTTACGGATGCTAGAACGGCTTCTTCTCCTCGAACGTTGAGATAAGTGTCCTGCTGCCCGGCAAAGGACGCGTTGGGCATGTCTTCCGCCACCGCGCTAGAACGTACCGCGACTTCAAGTCCGCCAGTAGGACGCGAATAAATGCCGCACAGCTTGGCATATCCGTCTACAATTTCATTTTTTTGGGCGTCTGGAAACGTTCCGTTCATTATAATCTCTCGAATTTTGAGAGACTGGACCTCCAAATCCTTCAACTGGTTGTTTTTTGCACTCTCGGATGCTTCCTGTAGCGCGGACTTTATACAAGATTCAAGTTGGTTGTGTCGAATGAACTCGTCGTATGCGGCAGTGGTGACTGCAAACCCGTCGGCGACCGAAAACATGATGCGTTTTGAGAGATGGTACAGTTCACCGAGGGAGCAGCACTTTCCGCCGACCAGGCGCTTGTTTTTGTAGGAGCAGTCCTTGAACCAGAGAATAGACGACAACGACGACATGAAAACGAGAGATTATAGAAATAGGACGCAGGAAACAGAACCAAATAATGAAATAAATAATAATAATAATAAGTATTCGACTATTCTTTATTCTGTTTTAACAATTAACACAAATAAAAAGTCACTTAAATGCAATCCGGTACAATACAGTGTACACAATATGAGTCATTTGGACAAACATGCACATAATATGGATAGCGATAATAATAGCGGTAGTGGTAATGGTACTGATGATGTTTGCGATTCTTTCGCCGTTCTTCTTTCGGACCAGAATTTTGGGATTCGAGTCCCCCGCGCTTCCCGAGATGGAATTTCCCAGCTCACACGAGTACATGCTTTACCAGAACCAAAACAGGACACAAAATCAGAGTCAGCCGCCCCTTTACCAGTACACACCCCCGTTTTACAACAAGTACGCGAGTCAGACGACTCAAAACTTGGTATCCCCGTGGGAGGAGAGACGCGCGGCGTCGTCAACTCTAACGACATTCACGGACTACAGCTACCATCCACTGCAGTCGTCGTCTCGGTCGAGGAATTAGGAATAGACGTGGTTCATCAAGTGAAACTGTCAAAAAGTGAGTGGGATTATACCGAAATACCGGAGAGTCAGTGCGAAAAGGACATTATGCAAATGATTATTCACGGATTCAATGACGTCAACATTGTGCAAACCAGCCAGCAGTCGCTGATTTCATTTCTAAAAATAACCCCGTCCCATGAAATGCACCAGCACTTGTACGCCACGTTTTACCAAAGCGCGCTTGAAACCCTTGTAAAAAAACACCGTAAAGCAGAGCGCGACCACCTCACGCGTTTGAATGCGAATACAGGGAGTGCAGCAGTGGTAGACGTGTTTCAGTCTTGGAAGCGCGTCATGGGAGATGCAAAAAGTATTAAAAAAATCGACGCCATGCGCATTCAAAATATAAAAATGGACAAGGGTTCGTTAGACGGGACGTACGAAAATATCCTGCTTTTAGTGTTTGATAAAATGATGGAGGAAAAGTATTATGGTACTTTAGGCGCCGGCGCATGGGTTGCTGACCGCCGGCTCAAGTGGACGTATTACTATTATACGTTGTGTATTTTGTACAACAATAACATTTCAAATTTGAATACGAATGTGGACTCATTTGTGTCGCATGTTATTCAGTGGTATGAAAATGAAGCAATTGAGCATTCCAGCGTGGTTCATTTTGTGGGTCACGCTTATGACTACGTGGAGCGCAACGAGTACATCCATAAGTACGCCAGCATGCAGCTGTACGAACACCAGAAGCAGCTCTTCACCATTATCAAACGCCCCGAACCCAAGCTGGTTCTTTACATTGCACCCACCGGAACCGGGAAAACGCTGTCTCCGCTCGGAATCACGGAAAAATACCGGGTCGTGTTCATTTGCGCTGCGCGACATGTTGGAATCGCGCTGGCCAAAGCGGCCATCACCATGAAAAAAAAAGTTGCATTTGCGTTCGGGTGCAATAACATTGACGATATTCGACTGCACTACTTTGCGGCCAAGGAGTACACCCGCGACTGGAAAACGGGCGGCATCCGTAAAGTTGACAACAGCGTGGGGGACAATGTGGAACTCATGATTTGCGATGTCAAATCGTACCTGTACGCCATGAACTACATGTGCGCATTTAACCCGGCAGACAAGCTGGTCATGTACTGGGACGAACCCACTATCATGCTGGATTACGAGACCCATCCGTATCACGCCATCATTCACCGAACATGGTCTAAAAACGTGATTCCGAACATTGTGTTGTCATCGGCGACGCTTCCCAAAGAGAACGAAATCACAAGTGTCACATCTGATTTTCGAACCAAGTTTTCAGGGCAAGTTCATAACATTGTGAGCCACGACTGTAAAAAGTCGATTCCCGTATTGAATAAAGCCGGCGCGGTTGAGTTGCCGCATTTTCTTTTCGGGGACTATGACAAAGTAAAAGCGAGTGCCGAACATTGCGAAACATACAAAACGATTATGCGGTACTTCGACCTGAGGGAAGTGGTTCGGTTCATTTGCGCAGTGGACAAAGCCATAACGATGCAACAAGTACAACAAACCACTGTTCTCACGTCACAGCGGTACGCTTTAACGCGTTACTTTTCGGAGAAGTTGACCGATATTACAATGACCAGCATCAAGGAATACTACTTGAAATTGGTGGCAAACATTCGACCGGAAGCTTGGACCGGCATCATTGGCCCGCTTACAGCATCGCGAGTACCGTTTTACGAGTCCACAATTTATTTTACTACGGGCGATGCACACACGCTGACGGACGGACCCACCATTTATTTGACGAGCGAAGTGAAAAAAATTGCGGCGTTTGCGCTGCAGCACACCGAAATTCCGGACGAAGTGTTTGACGACATTATGAACGACATTAAGTTCAATGCGGTGTTGAGTGATAAGATTTCGGACTTGGAACGACAATTAGAAGATGAACGCGCCAAACGCGAAGGGTCCGGGGGAGCAGCGGCTGACGGCGCGAATGGACGGTCCGTAAGTAAAAAAGAGCTCGACTCCAAACTCTGCATTAATGAAAAATCGGCCAAAGTGATGAAGCGGTACGATGAGCTGTTTTCGCTGCAGGGTAAAATAAGCGAGCTTCGAGAACAAGTGAAAACGGTTACGCTGAACGAGATTTTCATTCCGAACACGGAAGAGCATTACGAGTACTGGCGCAAGCGCGGCAAACGCGATAAAAGCGATAAAAGTGATAAAAGCGATAAAAGCGATAAAAGCGATAAAAGCGACCGCGAGAGTAACCGATTTTCATCGGATGTGGACCCTGACACGGTGGAACAAATCATGTTGTTGCCAATTGAAAACAGCTGGAAGCTCTTGCTACTCATGGGTATCGGAGTAATTACAAATCCGCATGATGTAACGGGCGTAAACGGAGTAACCATAAGCGACAGTGGAACGCGGTACAACGACATCATCAAAACCCTTGCTCAAAACCAGAAACTGTACCTCATTATCGCGTCATCGGACTACATTTACGGAACAAACTACCAGTTTTGTCACGGGTACATTGGAAAGGACTTAAGCGACATCACGCAAGAAAAAACGGTGCAAGCGTTGGGACGCGTGGGCCGAAACGGGCTGCAACAAGACTACACGGTACGTTTCCGAGACGACGCATTAATTAAAAAACTATTCTCCGCTGTTCCCGTAAATCAAAAATTGGAGGTTACAAATATGAACCGACTCTTTATGACGGATTAACATTAATCATTTCACCTTTAATCAGTTTTTTATCTGGTTTTATTTTTTTATTTATTTAATTTTATCTTTCCTCACTTTAATAAATAAATAAAAACTTATATCATTCATTCAAAAACCAAAACCAACCACAACCAACCAATTCATGGAATCTTTAGAAGAATCGGTACGCGACGGAGTTCGCAGGTCGGGCTTTATTGACTATGTGTTTAAAATGGATGACGCGCAACAAGGACTGCTGTTGAACATAACGCAGTACATTGTTTTAGCGCTGGTTCCAATTGCAATTGTTCTGTCCATCATTCGAAACTACTCGCCCGACCCGGACGACCAAAAAGGCAGTTTGATGATTTTAGCCGAAATTGTGGGCCAGCTCTTGTTCATGTTTGTGTCCATCTATTTCATTCACCGCATGATAACGTACATTCCCACATACAGCGGATACAAGTACGGCGAACTGAATATGGTGACCATTGCGCTGGGTATTTTAATGGTTGTTTTATCGATTAAGACCAAACTGGGTGAAAAGGTGCAAATACTGGTGGACAGAGTGGAAGACCTTTGGTCGGGCGAGGGCTCGGCTCGTGAAGGGTACGCTCAAAAATCGCAGCAAGTGCGTGTTACGCAACCGCTTTCAAACATGTACGCCCAAAGCAGTGGCGGAATGATGGTGAATGCGCCTCCTCCCGCGCAACTTACAAGCAACAAGAGCATGCAGAACGAGTTTCGACCTCCGGCGCAACAACAGCCACCTGCCCCAGGTGCCGGCGCTTCACCGTATGGAGGAGCAATGAATGGGTTTGAGCCCATGGCAGCTAATGAAGTCATTGGTCACTCCATGTTTTAATTCGTGTTCTATTCCAGTTTTAGTTTATCAAACTCTGACTCGTATTCGTTTTCCGAGTCAGATTTTAAATTGGTTAATTCGGTTGTTTCGCTTTGTTCTGTTGTTTCGCTTGGTTCGGTCAACTCGGTCGACTCAACCACTTCTGGAACTGAATCTGCATCCTGGAAGTCGTCAGATTTGAAACCATTACGGTAGTAGTGCGTACCCGCGTCATTTAAGTTTTTAAACATTTTTTTCCATGCTGTCCAATAATCGACTTCGGTATACTGCATTTTGGGCCACCGTTTGCAAAACTCTTTCACATAAGGCGCGGCAATTGCATTCTTGTACTGGGGCATGGACGGGAACAAGTGATGCTCAATTTGAAAATTTAGGTAGCCCATGACCCACGTCACCAGCGGCGACTGCGTGCTAATGTTGACGCTGTGTTGAATGGCGTATTCAAACCATTTCAGCGACTCCTTTTCCGGAACCACGTCAGTGAACGTGTGGGAAAGTGAAAAATGCCCGAACAAGTACATGAAGTTGAACGCGTTACACACCATGAGTAAAAAATAACAGTAAAGGGCGCTCATGTCAGCATTAGCAGAAGCTCGAGTGTAAAAAATAGAAGGAATGACAACATGAGACGCGGCAATTGAAACCAGTTCTAAAATAGCAAGTCCATTTTTTTCTTTTTTTGCCGCACGAAGCGCGCGTTGCGGGTGCAAGTAGTATGTCCAGAAAAAATGAACTAGAATGCCGTTTGTTACGGGTAAAAAAAGCCAAGCTTGCAACCGCATCCAAATGCGAGCTATTTTGTCACTCAACCAAGAAGATGAAATGGTAATGCGACTACTATTTTCAAACGCGCCTTTGAAAAATGCTACGAAAGGCGTAGTGTCTAAGTCAATGTCATAATTAACTCGTTGAGGTGCAGCGTGGTGTTTATGGTGCATAGAATTCCACAGCGTACTACTGGCTCCACCACCGAACCCCATAGTTACGACCTGAATCCCCCTGTCAATTGATTTTACTCCCGTCAAACTGAGATGCCCGCCTTCGTGTTGAACCCATCCGCATCGCGTCTTGAACACGATGAATGCGAGCATGGACGCGTACATGTTGTACGGGACCAAAAACACGCCCAGTCCAAAAAAGAATGCTAATTCTAGAAGCCGAAAGTACACGTGGATGTAATCGGGTTCAAAGCATCCCATGGTTTCAAGCTGCTTGCGCATTTCGCGAAAATCGTTCGACATCGACGGTTCAGACGGCGGTGCAGACGGTGCAGACGGTGCAGACTCTGAAGCGGAGGATTCCGATGAGTCGGAAGGAGCGGTAGCGTTCACTTTGGGTAACGACGCAAGTACTGACTTGGCCTTGGTGGAACGCGCATGAAACTCTCTGAATGCGTCGCCTGCATCGTCATGTTCATCATCCTGTCCCGCGTATTCAATAACTGACCCACCTGGATGTTTGAAGTTGCTTATATCGTACAATGTTCCGTCAATTCGTATTGTTTTCATTGTTTTCATTGTTACTTTTACTTAATTAGTTAGTTAATTGTGTTGTGGTATATTTATGTATTTTATGTATTAACATATAAAAATAAATATAAAAACAAATTGACGAGTACATGGTAACTACCTTGTAGATTGAAGTAACCCTCCATGGAAAACGAACAGAGACGCCTGGCTGATATGACCGATAAAACAATATATGAAAATTCAAATGAAAACGATAGACGAGAATCACTTCAAACGGACAGGTATGTTGAAACCCCATGGAGCATTATTTCATCCTACTTTCAAGACAAGCATTTGGAACGGCTGGTGAGGCACCAACTAGAGTCGTACAACAAGTTTGTCACCGAGTTTATTCCAGCAACCATTGAAATGTTCAACCCCGTTTCCATTTCATCCGAACAAGACTATGACCGCGTTTCCAAAAAACACGCGCTCACGGTAAAAATATCATTTGGAAACTTCAGCGTGCACCGTCCTCAAATCCACGAAAACAATGGTTCAACTCAAATCATGTTTCCACAAAAAGCCCGGCTCCGAAACTTTACGTACGCGTCCACTATGACGGTTGACATGCGCGTGCAGTACATTATTCGTACCGGTGAAAATCTGAACAATCTTCATACCATGCACACTTCATTTCCAGGTATTCACATTGGAAAGCTTCCAATTATGCTAAAGTCCAGCATTTGCGTGCTTTCGCAGTACCCGCACTTGAACACCAACGTTACGGGCGAGTGCTCGCACGATGCGGGAGGTTACTTTATTATCAATGGCAGCGAAAAAACGGTACTGGGTCAAGAACGTGCCGCCGAAAATAAGGTGTATTGTTTCAATGTGTCAAAAGGGAACACCAAATGGAACTGGGTTGCCGAAACCAAGTCGGTACCCGACCATAAACAAATTTCTCCAAAACAGGTAAACATCATGATTGCCGCTAAAACAAATGGGTCGGGAACACCGATTTACGTGCAAGTTCCGCGAATTAAAACGCCAATTCCGCTGTTTGTGCTATTTCGAGCGCTTGGTGTACTTTCAGACAAATCAATTTGCGAACTGATACTAATGACCACATGCGACAGCTTGAATTCCAACAATACTGATGCCGAAACCGAGAATACAAAAGAGCTCTTGAACGCGTTAACCGCGTCGATTATTGATGCAAATACGGTTTTGACTCGAGAAGATGCCTTGCGCATGATTGCAGGAAGTTCGAATACGGACTCGGGTTCCGCAAATACCGTGGTATTGGGCGCAGCAGACCAAGTTGGTTCTCAAGCTACCGCTACCACCACCACCACTTGTACAACCACGATTTCTTCATCAACAAAACGTCGTATGGAATTTATATCTGACATACTATCAACTGACATGTTTCCACACTGTCGAACAGAAAAACAAAAAGTATACTTTCTGGCGTACGCGGTTTTGAAACTATTGAAAGTGAGTCTGGGACAAATGTCACAAGACGACCGTGATTCGTACTTGAACAAGCGCATCGACACGACCGGAGTTTTATTGAACAACTTATTTCGGAACTACTTTCACAAAGTGGTAAAGGACTTGACAAAACAGGTCATTCGCGAAATTAATACAGGGTCATGGCGTTCCACTGAAAACCACATGCAAATCATCACGCGAACCAACATTCCCAAAATTGTTAAGTCCACGACCATTGAAAATGGGCTCAAACGCGCACTTTCCACAGGCGATTTCGGGATTAAAAGCATGACACCCAGCACGAAAGTTGGTGTCGCGCAAGTGTTGAACCGATTAACGTACGTTTCCAGTTTGAGTCACTTGCGTCGAGTCAGTACACCAGTGGATAAAAGCGGAAAACTCGTCGCGCCTCGAAAACTGCACCCGTCCACGTGGGGATACTTTTGTCCGGCTGAAACACCGGAAGGCGGTAGCGTCGGTATTGTTAAAAACATCAGTTACATGACACACATAACCATTTCCACAAATTCAGAAACACTGTATGCACAGGCTGAACCGTACATGCAGTCACTGGACGCATGCGCGAAGCCGAGCGACGTGTTTGGGCGCGTAAAAGTATTTATCAATGGTGCTTGGATTGGCGTCACAGATGACCCGGTACGCATGTTTCATGATTTCAAAGCCAAGAAGCTATCGGGACTTATAAGCGTGTACTGCTCGGTCGTGTTTGATTACCGACAGCAAGAAATCCGAATTTGCAACGACGGAGGACGATTGACGCGACCGGTTTTGCGTGTAAAAAACAATGCGCCATACATTACTCGAGATGTGATTGCCGGTATCAAATCCGGTGCGCTTCGGTGGGACGATTTTATGACCAATCTGCGAACGGAACACTCGATTATTGAGTACATTGACCCTGATGAACAAAACTTCAGCATGGTTGCCATGAACCACGCGCACTTGAAAGAAAACATGAACAATCACTTGATGAAGTACACGCACTGCGAAATCCATCCCAGTACGATATTCGGCGTGTTAGCGTCATGTATCCCGTTCCCCGACCACAACCAAGCTCCAAGAAACACGTACCAGTGCGCTATGGGAAAACAAGCTATGGGCGTGTATGTTACAAATTACCACGCCCGTCTCGACAAAACCGCGTACGTGCTGTCGTACCCTTCACGCCCGCTGGTAGACACCCGTGTGATGGGCATGATAAAGCTGGATGAAATTCCGTCGGGTGGCACGATTATTGTGGCGATTATGACGTACACCGGCTACAACCAGGAAGACAGTGTTCTGGTGAACAAGGGGTCAATTGACCGCGGCATGTTCATGGCGACCATTTATCACACGGAGAAAGACGAGGACAAGAAAATCAACGGGGACGAAGAGATTCGATGCCGACCGGACCCCAAACGAACCAAGGGCATGAAGTTTGGAAACTACGAAAAAGTGAATGCGCGCGGCATCATTCCCGAAAACACGCTGGTTGAAAATCGCGACATTTTGATTGCCAAGGTAGTGCCTATCAAGGAAAACCGGAACGACCCTACGAAAGTAATTAAATTTGAAGACGCCAGCCGGATTTATCGAACCAATGAAGAGACGTACGTGGATAAAACGTACATGGACAGAAATGGAGAGGGGTATTGCTTTGCGAAAGTACGCACGCGCGCGTTACGCAAACCAGTGATTGGTGACAAATTTTCATCTCGCCACGGACAAAAAGGCACGTGCGGAAACATTATCCCTGAATGCGACATGCCGTATACTAAAGACGGCATCCGTCCGGACATCATTATCAATCCACATGCCATTCCATCGCGCATGACGATTGGCCAGCTCAAAGAAACGCTGCTGGGCAAAGTGTTGGTTCAACTTGGGTTGTTTGGAGACGGTACCGCGTTTGGCGACTTTGAAATTAACGACATCAGCGAACGTCTGCTCAAGCTAGGATTTGAAAAACACGGCAATGAAGTCATGTACAACGGACTCACGGGAGAACAGCTGGACAGTGACATTTTCATGGGACCTGTGTTTTACCAGCGTCTCAAACACATGGTTGCCGACAAACAACACAGCCGGTCGATTGGGCCTATGGTGAACTTGACGCGTCAGCCGGCGGAAGGACGGTCACGTGACGGCGGGTTTCGATTTGGCGAAATGGAACGTGACTGCACGGTGGCACACGGCGCATCGCGGTTCACGCGTGGGCGACTGTATGACTGCTCCGACAAATACGAGGTGCACGTGTGTCGCGAATGCGGCATGATTGCGGTGTTCAACGATGCTGCAGGAGTGCACGTGTGCCGGACTTGTGAAAACCGAACCGACTTTGCGCTGGTACAAATTCCGTATGCATGCAAACTGCTGTTTCAGGAGCTGCAAACCATGAATGTTGTCCCTCGGATTATTACATAGTGTACGTGTACGGAATGTCGGGGGTGGATGCATTTGAACGTTCACTATCGGAGTTATCAATCGCGGAGTTAGCGGAGTTAGAAGAGCTTCTTTGACTACGATTTTGACCCCGTGTTACACGTCGCATTAGTTCGCGGGGTCTTCTGTAACCTCGACCGCGTCGGGTTCCTCCACGTCCACGACTATGTCTCACCCGTTTACGAGTTCTTCCTCCTCTTGGACTTGAAGGAAGACTGCGTAAACTAGCTAAGTCTACTACTGGAATACCAGTTGTATGATTTATGGGTGATGTAGTTGATTGTGAACTAACTTGTGAATTTCGTCGTGTGTTCTGACCCATATATGGGTTAACCGGACTAGACCTATTATGTGGTGGAAAATAATTTATAGATGATAATGATGATTCATCATATGGAGAATTTGGGGTTAAACTATCCAGTTCACCGTGATTGATATCATATCTTTTTTTTTGCAAACGTCGCAAACGTCGCAACGTTTTTTTAGGGTGGGGTGGTTTTTTTATTGGAAATGGCATAGTATATAGCATATTTTATTAAAATATTTTATTATATCCTTTCATTTATTAAAATTATTAAAATATGCTACAGTTTCATCTTGTCCACTTTTTCTTTATCGGAGTATGACTTTTGTCGAACATCGGATGTAGCTGCTGAACTGTTGGATAAACGAGTAAGTGCGCTGTCTAAATTGGCGCGACTTTTTTCAAGTAGCGCTTTTATGTTTGGATCATGAACTTCTTCTTCTTCTTCCGATTCTTCTTCCGATTCTTCTTCCGATTCTTCTTCAGACACTGCAGAAAGTTGTTGTCCTTTTTGTTTCATTTGAATCAACGGTAACGAGTCCGTTACACTGATTTGTTTTTGCATTTTCGGTGTTGTTGCTGTTGCTGTTGCTGCTGCTGCTGCTATTGCTGTTGCTGCTGGCGCTACGCTTATGTTTTCAATGAAATCTGCAATAAGCTCGTTTGTACGATAAACCGATGAAACGTCAAAGTTTATGTCTTTTGCATGAATTGAAAAAGACGTAGTAGCCTCGCCTTGAACAAGTCCATACACGGGAAACTGGTTCATAGGGGTTTGTGTAACCACAACAAAATACTCGGAGTTAGGGTCTGTATCTGCATCCGCGAACAATACACGACCCTTACATCCATTTCCATTACAATAAAAACGGCTACTTACCGGTATAGGTTCTTCTATATTGGAACCTGAAAACAGTATTATTTGAACTTCATATGCCATGGATAGCAGCCACATATCAAATGGAGTCATCGTGTAAACCGGACTTTGTATCGCGGTTTGAATTGTTAACTTCCCGTCCATTATTTCCTTGGCCAACCGATTCATTTGAATGCCACATTTTGTCCACAAGTTACATATTTTTGATACGGAAAGATGCCGTTTGTCACCTCCCATCACATCGTTATAAGCCTCAACCAACTTTTGTTTTACAGCAGCCACATCTTCTCTCGGTTCCAGTTTTTTTTGAAGATGCAAAATGTTTACAAAAAGAGCAAACGTAATGTCTCCATTTTTCACTATTCGTTCATCTTGCACGTCCCCTGGAAAAATGCCTTGAAACACGGTCATGGTGTACGTCCCGTGTCCAGCGGACAAACATGCCATCATTGACGAAGGTGGTGCCATTTTGACAACTTCTTTTCGTTTTTGTAATACGGTACTGAATTGTTCTTCATTGGCTCGTGTGTATTTTTGCTGTTCCGTCACTTTTTTTCGTTTCAGATTAAACGCAGACGTGTTCACGCTAATCCCCAGATTTTTCGCTTTGTCTGCATCCGGTTGGTTCGCTTCATTCTTAAAGAACCCGTCATTTCCTGCATTTCCTGCAGCTCCCGTCCCGTCAATCATAGACTGTGTCAAAATCAGTTCATTTTCGCAAACCACTTTAGGAATGCGGGACGTCAAATAGTAGTCATTCGGACGTTCGGTAAACATGAAGTCGCGCATTCGAGCGTAACGAATGAGCTCGTCTGCCAGTCGCGAATAAAACAGCGATTCCATTTTGGGTTCACTGCGAGAGCCCGGCCCCATCAGCCGATGCGACGGAATGCGCAGCTTGCACTTGATTCCAGCTGGAGTGCTCACCTCGTCGTCTCGCGCACAGTACGCGCGCGCATTCACGCCGTCGCATGACCCTGGGGCAAAGCACGCTTCAATTTTGGAAAGCGCGTTCGTATCGTAGTCGTCAAATGAAACGCTGTTCTGCATAAGCTTCTTCAAAAGCGCTTTCATTGATTTCAACTTGTCATCATATGCCGGTTTAGGCGACGAAACGGCAACGTTAAATGCAATGTCATAAATTTGTTTACCGATGTTCAAGTTATCGCCATCACCAGCAGCAGAAGTTGCGTTCATGTTCATGTTTTGCGTCAACAAGTGACGCGCAGTAATTCGAAACGCGTTATAAAAATTGGTTTCCAGTTCAATCCTTCGTATAAAATCAGCCCGCCCAGAAGTAACATACCCCCTGTCCAAAAGTACGGCTTTGTCTATCGTAAAATGGTCTTTTACGCCAATCGCATTGGCAAGCGCAGTGGGTGCATCGGATAGAAATTCTCCGGTTGGAGACCGTGGCGGTCTCTCCGGAGCAGCCGTGCGCACAAACTGGTTGGTTTCTGTTAGCACCCCAATAATGAGTGTCGCATCGGGTTCGTCGTTGGAGTCGTCCGTAACATTAGAAACCGGTTGGCACGGTATACCTGTCATGCGATGTACAAATTTCAAAAATGATACAGTCGTTGCATATGACATCCACGGAATTGCGGTATCGTCCGTGTATTGAATTTCATACTTTGGCGTGGTTGCTTCATTCAAAACAAGTTCAGATGACTCGGTTGGAACGTACCCGCGAGGTTTGTCTTTATAAGACGCCACAAGTCCAATCACCCGGTTGTCATAGTTTAAAACCTGCGAATGAATTGTAAACCCGTTTTGAAGAAGCAGCTGCTCAACCCGTTTGGCGTGAAGGTTCCGTTTAAATTTGTTTCCGAGTCCCGGCGAAATGAAATGCAAGTTGGAAATAACAGGCGGACAGTACTCCGTTTGAAGGTTTCGAATGTACGCAATGATTCGTTTCACGTTTTCAAACATGGCGGGGTACGGAGTAAGCTGAATGTTGCTATGCAAGTTGAACAAAAACTGAACCGTTTTGTCTCCATTTCCGACCGGCCGTTTTCCAAACAAACAGAGCGGTTCGTAAAAGGGCGCGCCATCAACTGTGCGTTTTACAAGGAACGCAGCCGACTTTCGATGGTCAAAAATTTGTTCAGCGTGTCGGTTCGGAGGGCACAGCACGTTCACACTGTGCGTGTCGTCATTATTTGGAATTTCAAGAATCATAAGGTTGATGCCGTTCTTAAACAATCTTGGATTAGGCGATGTCACGACATCCCATAAGAGCGTATGGTCCAGACCCTGACCCTGGCTAAGTATCCCTTTAAACCTCGACAGCGCCATACAAATGCGATACAATAGCGCTCTTTTATCGGCGGCTTCTTTTGGGTCGGTGTTTGGGTCTTGCATCAACTTGGCGTACACTGCGCTCGACTGAGCATAGATTGAACTATTAGCGCTTAACCAATCGTTTATGCGGGCATCGTCATTTACGACATCGTCGTCGTGGTCGTCGGAAACAAACTGCGTAACCAGGGTTCCGTTGTTGTACGAAACAAACGCATCCAGCGAAACGGAGTCCGCAATAAGAGCGCGCATTTTTGCAACGGTAGGCGTGTTTGACGAGCTATAAATGCACGCGATTGCTGCTAAAAAGGATTGCGACAGGCTGTTTGATTCAACACCGTACCGAAGCAAACATCCACTTCGCGGTTCGCATTTGTCGGTGGTGTTGAAAAAACGCTGCAGTGCCACTGGCAAATGTCCCAATTGGGCTGGACCCAGTTTACTGTCGGCTTTCAAAATATTGTCTCCAAAATTATCTTTTCCGGTTCCGCGATTGGAGTCGTCGTCGACTTTCTTTTGGTTGTCTACTTCTTCTTTCCGTATTTTTTCATTCAACTCATCCAGGGGCGGGATAACCCCAGTTTCAAGAATGTCTTCCTGCCATTTTGGAATGACGCCTATTCCGTACTTTGGAAAGGTAAATTTTGCGTCCCGTTTATCTTTGGCCGTTTTCTTTTTAGCATCAATATCATACTTTTCTTTTGCTTCATTGGTTTGTGTTTTTATTTTTTTCAAATCATCAACGCTTACACGAAGAGAGTTCAGGGTTTGGCTAAAACAACATGGCATTTTACGACCGTCCCCCTGTGTAACCAATCCAGGAAACAGGGGAGTATAACTCATGTTAGGAACTGAAAACTCTTCAATGTCACCTGACCTGGGTGATTTAGCATCTCTATCCACCACCGCTTTACCGGTGATTTTGTTCCAAAACCTCGGGCAAATGTACCAACGCATGTTTGACCGCGTGCTTCCAAACCAAATTGCGTAAACCGTCGGAATTGCATTTTTACTACCCTCTGCCGCTTCACTGTATCTCCAAAAGCTTTTGCTTTCTTTACTCCATTTTGGATTGACGGGAATTCCTGACGTCCGCTCATACTCCTCCATCTCAGCATCCGTCAACGCAACGGGTTGATTTTTGGTTTTATTGTTAGTTGACCGCAGCGTACAACATGTCGCATAAGGTGCAGTTCCTTCTTTTGGCAAAGCGTCAAACAAATCACTGTCTGCTTCTTTCAGTAGCGAAAGAAGCGTTTTTTTACCGGTTACAGCCCGACTTTTTCTAGCACTGCTGCCATGGCCACTACCGCCGTTTCCACTACCACCATTCCATTCGTCATTTTCACTGGCATCTGAGCCGTTACCAAAATCCAAACCGCCTTCATCTTCGCTCTCGCTGTCGCTTGGAGCAGCAGCAGGAGCAGCAGCAGGAGCAGGTTCTACAACGGACGCTTTCGTAAAACACATTTCTTGAATTTGTTCTTTTGGAAAGGTGGTAAGGTCGTCATGAAAAATTCGCATTACGGCATCAATATACACAAAAACCGTGCTCAACAAGTGGATGCACGTTATGCCCGACACACCAATATGCGTATACGGGTTTCCATTTTTGCCAAGGTTTCCGCCTTGAACCATAATCTTTAATCCAGCGGGTCGTTTAAATTCGTACACGCCCGCAGTTTTACTTGCTTCAAATATACCATTTCCACACTTGGGTATCAACTGGTTCAAGTCTAAGCGCTTTGAATGGTTGACGTTCAAACCGTACTGCAGGTTAACTATTTTCACGTGATCAGTATCATACACCGTTTCAAATTCGGGAACGTGAATACCACTTTGCTCTAACAAAATATTCACTTGCCTTAAAATCGGGTTCAACATTGCTGAAATAACGTGGTCCATATCACGTGTAGAGCATAACTCGCGCTCAAACGTTTCAACTTGAATGTCGATTTTAGCCGTGCTGTCAATCTCAACCACAACGTAGCGAACGGTTTTATGAGCCGCAGTCGCAGCTTCTTGAAAGTACAGGCTGATGCAGTCAATCCGCTGCCTTGACTTGCACAACCTATCAATGCGGTTGAAATCCCCCAGTGAAATTTTAGGTACTCGATTTCCGTATTTATTAACATCCGGCGCGTGCAACTTGAACACGCTGTCTCCCGCCTTTCCAGAGTACCTGATTTTAATAAACGGAATGGCTTCACTACTACACAGTGTTTTGAAAATCGCATCCACCGGTAAAGCACGGTCTAAAATGATAGGAGTGAACGCAACGTTCAACTTTGAAAGTCCGCTGGACAAGTAGCTGAAACTGGAAGACGCCCCGTCCAAATTCGAAATCGTTTTTACTCTGCGGTCATACACGTCATAAAAAAAATTCACATTTTTCATTACGGTCGAGTCGGTTACCTGTTGTGTTTCTCTTGAATGTTCTTGTAAAAGCGCTTCTTTTAGTAGTTGTTCGTTGTTGAGATGCGTCGTATCACGTTCAAACTCTTTCAAGAATGGAAAGTACCCTTGTTTTATTTTTGCTATATTGTTATTGTCCGAAGTTCGAAACGCTTCCACATCCGAATACGAACATGCGTATATCGTATTGTGCAATGGCAGTCCGTACTCCATAAGCATTCGCTGCGAGTCATTTTGAAGCCTTGTGTCCGCATCAGAAATTGGTAAAAATGGACAATTTACAAATGGGTCCGCCGAGAATAAATACGCGAATGATTTGTTTCCGTTTGGATGATATGCATGTCCCAATGGTACCGATACCGTGCACGTGGTTTCCCCGTTTAAATATAAGTTTTTGCCATGCACTTCCAGCTTTTTGAGGTCATTGTATGAAAAAGTGTGGTTGCTACCTACGCGATTCATACCCACCAGTTCAGCCCCGTGTATGTTTGAAAGGTAGTTGAGTAGGGTAGGACCCGTGATTGCAGTTTTATTTCCGCAGCTCAGTTCATTGAATACGCGCTGTAATGTAAGGTCTTGTGTAAATTTCGAATACACATACATGGTGCGTGTGGTAAGTGGATAAGCTGTGTCCGATGCCTCTGACGACTCTGAACGACGCACATGTTTGAGAATTTTGAGTTTTAATTGGACAACTGTGTCGTCCATATTTATTCTGTCATTTACTAAAACAATTTGACTGCGTTTCGACTCCAATTTTTCAAGAGTTACCAATTCCGCCGGCAAAAAAAGGCCTGTTTTCTTTATGAAGTCAAAGTAAGACGCGTCATCAGTGGTAGGTACCTTTTCGGTTGGATACCGGCTGCCGCAAAATACATACACGCAAGCAGATGCAGGATTATCACCTTTTGAATGAACCACTTTCATTATTCGTGAACCTTCATAAATGTCATGACTTTCTTTTTCATTCATGGTTTATAATATTTATACGAGGGTTTTAAATACTATAAATATTATTATAAATTGTTTATAAATTGTTTGCGTTGCTTTAATGCGTTGCTTTAATGAATGCTTCAATCATTGTTTTTTTTTTGTTTTTTTACTCTGAATCTGAATTATCCAAACTATAAACTATAACCTACGACGGCGAGTGTTACGATTACGACGACTACGACGACCACAACGACTACGACGACTACGATAACTCTTATGCCGACCTCCTTGTTTTCGAGTTTTTGACGAAACAGCCGAAGCACCATTCCCTTTAAACTCATCTGTTGTGAGAGGTTCGACTGATTGTTGCATACCATGTTTTCCTCGTCGTCGTCGTATAGTTTGTCCAATTTGTTTCACGTGAAAACAGTTGCTGTTGTCGATTTCCTCGAATGTATTTGTTGTATAATTGGTATAATTTGAAAAACATCCCGGACATGGTAATGCAAATGGCTGAACAAAATAGTCGAATACATCTTTACTAGAATTATTATGTAGTATTTCAAAAAGTGACGGGTCCATTACACTTTTCGCAGCGTTTTTCAATTCGTTCAAATGCGTTCGTTCTGATGAATCGAACCCTTTATTTGATTCAACTAAATAGTTGTATCCAGCAATAATGTGATTCGGTGGTAACGACTTGCCAAGCCAATACGCTGCATATCCTTTAATCCTATTAAACATTTTCTTTGCATGCAAATATGAAAACATTTTTGATTCGGAACAAGTGCTTCCATTATTGCATGAGTAAATCCCACTTCCTTTTGAGCTCCAAAGCCGTTTAAATGGCGGATACATGGAAGTAACTCCAGCATTTGGTGATTTTTGGTGAGATTGTCCCCTATCACCAGCGCGTCGAGTCAGTAAGTAGTCGAAACTGTGAATCAATACTACACGTAGTTTACCACGTTGTAATGAATTAAACAAATTGTCAGTATTACCAACTGTAAATTCATTTATTCCAAATGAATCAAATTGAGTTTTAGTGATTGGAATCCCATATGGCATCGATATATGACTTGGAAATAGTTGGTCACGCGTTACTCCAAGTTTATGATACACGTCTTCAGCCGTAACCTTTAATTCATCCTGGTCATAATCAACTTGGCAGTTTGCATAATGTAATAGCGTAACCAAAATTTTTATTTTATCAACATACCCTTTATCTTCTCTTGGGTCTTCCGATATTGTAATGTAAAGGGTACCGTTTACTTCAGCAACACCCGTCATCATACTATAGTTCAGTATAGTTGAATAATCAACGGGTACGGCGTCTTGACTTGAGAGTTGTCCTGTTTGAAGACGAGCTCGTATAACATTATGGTTGTACAACCGCGCTAAAAGCATTAGCACCGCTGGAGACGGTGTTCCATACAAAAACATTGCTGGATTGCCCATTTGTCGAATACTACTTCTTAGCCTGGAGAATAGACTATCATGGGCTTTACTTGTTTTTCTTTCGTAAGACCCGACCTTTCGTCGCAATACATACTGATTGTCACTATCATATGTTATACTTGGAATTTCATCCTCTTTAAAATGAATAGACATTGAATATACTATGTAATATGTATAATATATTACAATATTTTTTTATCGTTGCATAATTTATAAAATGAAGCATTTTAAAAACATAAAAACCAAGCGTACACAAAAATATAAGAAGGGACGCAGTTCTCAACGTCGGCGTCGCCAACTTCAACGCAGTAAAAGCCGAAGCCGTAAAGTAGTCATGTCGGGAGGATGAGGTGGGGGAGCACCCGGACTTAGCTAAGTTCTGGGTACTTTTCAAATAACTATCATATTGGTTACAGTCTCACATCTCACATTTAGACTGTGTTATGACGGCGCGTTTCTAAACTTTGCATAAATGAATAAAGAGAAACGCGAACCTGATACCCCATGCCACTATGATTTACTTGGTAAAACAATTAAACATTACAATTAAACAATTAAATCTAAAAATCTAAATTATAAAAGTAATACATTTATACTTTATACTTTATACTTTAATACTTTGGAATAAAATTTTAAAAATGGCAGCGACCGCGCGTTTCAAATTAGTAACATGTGAATTGCACAATCCATGCATTCACGGCCAAACGGAAACCAGTTCGCCCGGAATAAGCGGACATTTTTTATGTTTTTATACGGTACCCCTTGAAGAACCGTTTGACCCCTTTAGTTACCCGTTTCTTTTTATGCTGCGGATTCCCATGTATAGAAGCGTGTGGCGTTTAGAAGATACTGCATACTGGAAACAAACCCAAAACGGGTCAACCCTGGCTCCGGATGTGGCAACCGCCATGCGTAATTACGGACATCCACTCATTCGAAATTATCGCACGCTGATGGATACTCGAGGCGTACGAACGTTGGAAATCGCTGAACTCTTTACCTTGCCATACGGTGACGAATGCGTGTGCATCTTGAAAACGGTATGGCTGCGCATTTTTCAAAGGCATGTGAAAAAATGGATTCAAAATAAAAAGCGGGTTGCCAACCTGTTGAAAGAAACCCGTTTTTTGATGCTGCGAGAATGCGGAAAACATAAAATATAAAAACATAAAAACATAATAAAACATAAACCAAATCAACAAATAAATAAGAATGCTTCAAACTGTCGCGGACTTGAACAAGCGAATGAAACGTCCCAGCCGAACAGAACCAAGCCACTTGGCCGAACCGCATGATGAGCGTCAGTACTGTAATTTGGTTTGGGACATTCTTGAAAAGGGGTCGCTGGAACAAAGTCGAAACGGACCCACGTGGTCCGTATTTGGAGCCGCCATGCATTTTTCTTTGGCAAATGACACGCTGCCATTACTCACTACAAAACGCGTGGCTTGGGTAACCTGCTTGAAAGAGCTGCTGTGGTTTATCAAAGGATGCACCGATAATCGGGTTTTAAAGGAGCAGGGAGTTCACATATGGGATGCCAATTCCACGCGAGACTTTTTAGACGCCGCCGGACTGCCGTATTTGAAGGAAGACGATTTGGGGCCCGTGTACGGCCATCAATGGCGACACTTCAATGCGCCGTACGTGGACTGCGAAACGGACTACACCGGACAAGGGGTCGACCAACTTGCAAACGTGATTGCCGCATTGAAAGACCCAGCCCAACGCTCGTCTCGGCGCATCGTGATGAGCGCGTGGAATCCGCAACAGTTGAAAGAAATGGCGCTTCCGCCGTGTCACGTGCTGGTGCAATTCAATGTTACCGACGGAACTAAGCTATCGTGCGCGTTATACCAGCGAAGCGGAGACGTCGGACTCGGCGTGCCATTCAACATTGCGTCGTACTCGTTGTTGACGCATTTACTGGCGCACCACTGCGGGCTGGTTGCGCATGAACTGACATACGTTTTAGGAAATGCGCACATATATGAGGAACATGTTGCCGCGCTTGAAATGCAGGTGTCGCGCGAACCGTTTCAGTTCCCATGCATTTCAATCACGGGATACGCTAAACCTGATATAAATGATTACGTGCACACGGACTTTGTTTTAAAGGGGTACACGTGCCACGACACAGTTAAAATGTTGATGAAGGCATGAAAAATATGAAAATATATAATATTTAGAAAATATAAAACAAAATTATAAATAAAAATGAGTCTTGAACGAAAACATGAGATTGAGAAACAGATAAATGCCTTGTTCAGGCATGTTATCTCGGACTTTGAGTTTGATTCTTCTATTCAAGACACATTGGAAATGAAAAATAGATTGACGGAAGTATTCGGTAAGACTGAGGCTATTATAAAAACGGTTAAAGAATTCAATGACACTCAAACCGTAGATAGGTATAAAATTAACATCGATAAAAAATCAACACTTATGACAACACTAAATAATATTAAAAAAAAAATTGAACTACTAAATATTCTAAAGGAACATCAGGCTCGCAGCAGTTTATCACCTAAAGTCGTTTCTCCCGGCAATCCAGGACGGCGGCATCCAAATCCAAGTCGAGGGTATCCTCACAGTCCTCATCGTTCTTCAATTATCACGAGTCCGAGCGCAGCAACAAATGCTTTTATTCGACATATCTCCCCCCCCCCAGCGCATGCACCTCCGGTCGTTTCTCCCGCAAATGTTATTGTCAATCATGACTCTCCAAATGAGCAACTTGGATGTTTTGGGAGATTGTGTCGTAAGTTTTCTAGGAATAGAGTACATCCTGGGTCTAATGTTGGAGGTAAACGTAAACTGCGCCGGCGCACTCGCCGTACTCGTCGCAGTCGCGGACGTCGTAGTCGTTTGAAATGAATTGAATTGAATTGAATTAAGCTTAAGCAATACCGTTACAATTACAACTACAAGTCTCTGTCGTTGGTCTAAAAAATAATATTATTATAAATTATAATTCATACTCTTTTACTCTTTTAAATTATAAATTATAAAATTATAATGCAATCCGTTGTCTCTGAAGTAAAGCGGCTATGCACGCCCGCTTTAGTCTACCTCCTGTTTTCACTATTGTTTACTATCACTGCCATGGTACAAAATGTAGGAAATGTAAACAAACTGTGCGTCGGTCGCGTCGAATGTAACGTCAAAAGCACTCCAGCCCTGTTCATTGTTGAAATCCTGTGGATTGTGTTTTGGACGTGGATACTCAGCTTGCTTTGCAAGAACGGTCACTCCAGTTTAGCATGGTTCCTTGTATTGCTGCCGTTTATCGTGATGTTCATTTTGCTGGTAGCGTTTGCGGACGCGGTGTCCAGCAATGAAAAGGCCATGCACGCGTTAATGGAACAAACGTCTCGCGACATTTCAAACCATCAACTGTCCAGCGAAGCCGAACTCAACATGCGCATGCAATCCGGATACCTTGACAGC